TTTGCTTTTGCTGGGTTCATTATAAATGTATTCAATACCTGTAATGATTTTCCTGGTTGATAAGAGAATACTTTTGTGGTTTCCCTAATCACAGAACATCCAGCAGTAGTTCCTATTCCAATATTGACTAAACCTTGTGCTGTTACAAATCCAACTGTTGAACCAGTTCCTACAACTAAACCATTCCAAAGATTATTGTCCCTGTATCTGTGGGAACTATCAAAAAGTGTAAGTGGAGTTGAAGTTCTTAAACGACCAAATGCATCGGTTGCTATTGGTGGAAATGTAACAGATGCTGCTGCTGATGATGTAGAAATTGATACTGTTCCCGTAACTGGTAGGGGATTACTAGAACTTACAGGAGCACTATTAAGGTTGAGTGATACTTGCCCTGTTGTTCCAATTCCTACTGTTCCTTGAACTGTAACAGTAGAACCAATACCTGATACTGCGACTGATGTGACTGGATTGGTTATATAAAAACTTGTATTTGAGATTGATACTGTATTTCCAATTGATACAGTGTTCAGTAATGTAGAAATACCGACTGGAAGATATGAAAGATTTAGATTTACTGTTCCTACACCAACAGGAAGATATGGAGTTGTGAGAATGCTAGTTATACCAACTTCTGTGATGTGCGTATGAACTGGATTTGCTTCAGAACTCGCAACACTAATAGTTGCTGGAATTGTAATATCACCATTAATAGTAATAGTAGAAGAACCCAAAGATACTGGAAATGGATTATCAAATGTTACTACTTCGCCATTTTTATTGGCAATCATTGGGACTTCAAAGAGACTTCTTTCTTGATTCAGAAAGTCTTGTGTATTCTTATTAAATTGTGCCATAATTAATCAGTCCAAGTTAGTCTTTCTGGTTGATATCTTTGTGAGTTCTTAATTTTTAAAGAATTTGTTGTTTGGGGGTAAATATTATGAACAATTGCCCCAGGATATTCACCCTGCAATTGCTCCGCAAGTTCATTTTTATTCATCAATTTGCCCTCAACTTCCAAGCGGTATAATTTTCCCTCCCAAACTACATCAGCAAGAAAAGACTCGTTAGTAGTTTCTGGTTGCGATGCATTCATATAAAGATTTCCGTTGAAATCTCCAACAATATTGACACTTTCTGAAATAAACTGTTGAAAAGATTTCATTTTAGTTACAGTTCCAACGACGGAGAGCTTTGTTGATTCTTGAATCTGGATCTCTTGCGGTCTTTGCTGAAGTTAATTTAGATTTCATCCCTGACATACGACTACAAAAGTTTTTACGACGCTTTGCTCTTTTACCCTTTGGTTTCTTTTCGGTTACCGCAGTCTGAAGTTTTGAACCTGGATTTTCACGACGATATGCATTAACTGCTTTTTGACTTAACCCATCTGTTTTATCTTTGCGATTTACTGACTGCCAATCTTCGGCAAGTTCTTCTCTCCAGTTTGAATATAACTTTTTCTCTCCAAGAAGTCTACTACCAATACCTTTACTTCGTTTTAGTACTTCCGGTTTAATAATATCAATAAATTCAACATAAGGATTTCCACTTGCGTCTTCAATTGAAACTGATTCTGGGACACAATTTGGAACCATTTTTTTGCCCTTCTTCTTCATACCAACTTTTTTATATCCAGACCAACACGCTTCATCCATTGATCCTTGAACATTATGCTCACCACTATCTAGATAGTCAGCAGCGGCATCAATATAATCTGCTGCTTTTGTAATTTTTGATTGAACCCACGCTTCAATATTACCCTCACCTTTCAACTTACCGCGAAGTCTTTTTGCCGCAGAAATAATTGTGGAGAGTTCAGATCTTGCCATTGAATATTCGTGATCTGGTTCCTTAGACTCATTGGCAGGATGTACCTGAGCAATACTAAACTTCATCTGATTTGATGATAAACTTGAGGGTATTGAGAACATATCCCAATACTTAGTACCATATCTACATTCTTCTCTAGTCTCATCCTTTTCACATTTGGGGCAGTAACGCATCATACTCATTTGTTCCGAGAGAGGGTCCTTTGATGATAGATTTATTGATTCTGATTTATTACCCCAATTAGCGGCACCAACCTTACGGCATTTTACTAATGCCCCGGAAGCATATGCACTTGGCCAAACATCGTATCTTGACTTTACTTTAGTATAGCAAGCATCTTTTTTACCACTACTCTTTCCCTTAATATCTTTTTCTTCGTTCATTTTCTTTTCTGGTTTATCGGTAGAAACATATGTTGGTTTTGATGCTCCAGATTTTTCTGGTTGATTTGGGTCAGCAGCACTTTTTCTTCTTTGTGCTGATATTCTTTCTGCTTTTGACATACTTGCTCTTTTTGAAGAAGAAACACATTTTGGAGTTCCTGTTTCACCCTCTTCACGAGCACAAGGTTCTCCTGAAATTACTTCAACCCATCCAGGTTTTCCATCTTTTGATTTAGAACCCTTAAACCAGTGATGAAGATTACCTTCGTTTAATTTTTTAATCCAAGCATCTGGTGTTTTATTGTGCCTTTCAACAAAAGCATTATGTAATTCTTTTGCCGTCATATTATGTTTTTTCATTATACGACGCATCAATTTATCAATTGAATCATATGAAATATCATTCAATTTTTTCAATTCATTTTCAAGTTCTTTAACTGCACCACTAAAATTTACATCTTTAAACTTTTTATGATGCTTTTTAGCATCTGCTTCCAGTTTCTTTAAACGAGTATAATAATCTGGAATTTCATCCAAATGCTGAAGAGCAATTTCAGTTGCCAATTTTTGATTTTTTGTATGCTCGTGTTCAATTGGAGCACCCATATCAAGTTGTTTCTGAATAAAGGAAGCTTCAAGACGATGCTTTTTAGCAATCTCTTCCAAAGTCTTATATGGTTTTAATTGCTCGTTCATTTATTACAACTTATTAGTCTTTATTATTTAGAAAACCTTGCTTCAGTAATTTTGACAATTCGGAAGTGGACCCAACAAATACGGCATTATTTGTCACATTATTTGAAACTTTAGTATTATCTTCTTGAACATCTTTGAGTTTTTTCTGCAAATCTATAAGTTTATCAGTCGTATCTGCAACACTCTTAATAAGTTGCCCTGCTACTTCATATGCTCTTGGACTTCCACCATCACCGGCAAGTTCCATAATTCCATTAATTGCTTCTTGACCTTTTTCAATTAATGAATATAAATTTGCTCGTGTATATTCATAATCTTTTTTTATATCATCCGTTTGTGCCGGAATAATATCAATTGATGTAGTCGATTTTTCCACTTCAACAATACTACTTTCAATATTCAATGCCTTGTCCAAATCGTCATAATTATTTTTCATAATGAATCAAATGTCACTTTGTTGAGTTGGACTATAAATCCTAGCATCACCATATGTCTCCCAAGTTTCATTAAATCCAAAATCGTCATCCGGACCTGCGTCAATTGGGTCTGGAACCAAGGTATATCTCATTTCTCTCTTAGCAGTTGCAGTGTCAGCACTAGTGTACATATCAACCTGTACTTTTTTGATAAGACCATCTGTACTATCGGAAATTGGTCCGAACAGATAAGTTTTGGCAGTAAAATTTAAAGTATATATTAAAGTTCTTCTAGTCGAATAGTCTCCTTCATAGTCATCGGTAAAAGATACACTATCCAAAACCACGGGAATGTCTCTTTTTTCTCCGATAGAATCTACCAAATCTACTGTCAAATTAAATGATGGTTGAAAACTTGGAAGAATCTGCTCAACTATTTGTAGAGCATCATCCTGCAACTTGGTCATAATATTTAACTGAAATCCAATATTATATGGAACTGGCATATAAACTTTTTTAATAGTATTTCCATTGCCACAAGTTTTAAATGTTTGAGTTACATTTGCCTTTCTTGTAGGATCATACTGAATAGAAGTCATTTCAAACGATATTCTGGGTAGAGTAATCTGAATTGCCTTATTCAATTCGGATTGCTGCTCAATCCTGGCAAGAAACTTTTGCATAGGTCCATATCCAAGAGGAACCTTCATCTGACTGATTCCTACATCAGATGAATTTTTATGCTCTATGTAAATGTCATTAAAAAGAGTTCCAAATGCAGTAACAGTCTTTCTAATAATTTGATGGTAAAAATAGGTTCCTAACGTTTTTCTATACCCGTTTATTCAATCATTACCGTATTATGTATTTATAGTATCAATAAGAACCAAATGGGTTGGATTCGGAAAAATCTAAAATAGATTCTGCTTCAGTCTGAATCTGTAAATTATCACCATACTTATCATATGGATTCCAATTACTATAAGTATTTACCGAATATTGAGCATTAGAAATTGATCCGGTAATTGTTTCTCCTGGGAAAAATCCATTAGGTGTTACGTTATTGACAAAAGAAACCTTAAGAATTTTAGTGTCAAAATCCCAATATTTGACTCTTGCAGTTGTTCCTGACCTAGACCCGGTTACAATCTCATTAAACAAATAAGTTCCAATTCCAGTTAGAATTGGCGGTCCATCAATAACAACTTGAGGGGCAATGGTGTATCCTACTCCAGGATTTGTAAGACTTATTGAAGATACAGTCTGGGAAGTTCCTACTACTGATGATATTGCAGTTGCTGTTACTCCAGAACCAATACTTCCTATAATATTTACATGTGGTGCCGTTGAATACCCAACACCATTATCAGTAAGATTTATAAAAATGACGCCAGACTGTGAGGTTTCAATTCCACATGTGGCGGCAGCACCAGTTCCATTACCAATAATTGAAATATTTGGGGCAACAGTATATCCAGTACCAGCATTCGTCAATACTATTTGTTTTATAGCATAAAATCCGGATTTAAATTCTGTAATTGCTTTTGCTGATGCATTTGTTCCACCAAGAGGTGCGGAAGATATGCCTATAGTTGGGGGGGAAGTATATCCATATCCATCATTATTCAAGGTTATTTGTCTAATATAACCAGTCCCAATTGTTGATAATGCTGTTGCAGTTCTTCCAATCCCAATTAAACTTAGTGTTGTTATATATCCTTCTTCCTGAATTTGAGTATCAATTTCCTCAATAGTTGTATCAATAACTTCATCCTCGTACTCAAACAATTCACATTTTAATTCATAGACATATAATTTGCCTAGTTGATAAAATGGTTGTTCGTGCTCTACAAACTTAACTTCAAATAATCTTTGACCTAGTGGAAAATATACTAAATCTCCTTCTCTAGGTCTTGATGCTAAAACAATTTCTTCATCACTTTCTGTTTCTAAAAAGGGAGAAATGAAATCCTCAAATCTTTCTTTGGAAATGATTAAACTCAAATCATCTTTCAGGGACATTCCAAATTTAGTAAGAATATCTCCCTGCCCACTATATCCATCATAATTGTTTACATATGCTTCTAGAGCAAAATTATCATCGAATTTTGACGATGAAATTTCTCTTAAAATAGTTTCCCTTCTTACAAATTTTCTGGGAATATAAATTACTTCTATGCCATAAATCCTCAACTGTTCGTTGATTAACTCTTGAACGAGTCTTTGTTCATTTGGTGAACCTTGAAGAAAGAAAGGATTTAGTGCCATTATTATCCAATAAAGTCGTAAGGTGGTAATTCATAATCAAGAGCCATTCTTTGTTTTATATCCGCCAATTCTCTCTCTGCATCTTCATATAATTCCCTACCATTCAATTCAATTCCTCCAGGCAACTTGACTCCTCTAAATTTAATTAAATTTTGACCCCACTGCCTCTTCATAGTGGCGGTTAAATATTTTTTTAAGAAACTATCGTTATAAACATTAGTAAAGGTGTTTGGATCTAAAATTCTATAGCAATCAATTACTAAAAAATTACCTACTTGCTGCGCTCTCCAATCAATATCCAAATACATTCTATTTTGTCTTTTATTAAATCTAATTTGCTTATCCGTAGTTAATAGAAAATCAATATCTTCAAGATAAGTTTTAACCATAGAATATTGTAATAAATCAACAGAGTTAAAATAATATAAATCATTCAAAAATAACTGATATTTAATGCTGAACATTCCACCGGAAATAGAACTGGTGTCAAACTTAAATACTTTTTCTATTCCAATTACGGAATCTGGTACTTGAATGAAATTTGATGTTTCGTAAAAATTAGAGGTTATAGTTCCTAATCCACTTACATTTGTCGATGTTCCCGTGGTTGTAACTACTCCAACACCACCTGTTACCGCAGAACCCCTATTAATATCTTCTTGTGTCAATTGATATTTTAAATACATTCTTTCTACGCCATCAAAGTGCCTCTCCTGGAAGTACTGTAGGGCATCATCGACTAAATCATCTATTTGGTCATCGGCAAGGTTAATCTCCAATACAGGAGCACCTAGGCGTCTTAGACAATAATCTATGAGTCCTTGTCTGCTTGTTGGTTTAGACACTAATAGGTTCCTCCATCTATAACTCCAGACCAGGTTGGAACACCCGAATCGTCGGTTGTAAGTATATAGTTAGTTTTCGATATTGCCGCCGCAGTTGTGCCCGTAGAAACTAATTGGTCATTCGGATCAAAATATGCAACACCATAAGGTTGCCCTGGCGGATAATAAAATGACTGTCCTACGGTAAGAATTCCGATAATATTTGCATTACGAGCAGTAAATTCATCAAATACTAAATCATCACTGACATAAAGATCGCCATCAATATACACATTATTTTTGAAGGTTGCAATACCTACAAATGTAGATACTCCACTAACATTAAGAGATGTAACTGATGCTATTCCACCAATTACATTTGTTGCGATATCGGCAAAATTCGCAAAATTTGATCCACCACTAATAGATGAAATTACCTTGACTGAATTTTGTTGCCCGACTCTAACTTTAATATCAGACATTAACGAGTAACTCCTTCTCTTACAAGAACCATCCCTTCAATTACTCTTGTTTTAACAGAATTTATAGTAATAACTACATCATATACATATCTGCCAGGTTTTAAATCTACTGTTTGACTAGAAGTTAAGGAGATAACAATTTTTCCCAATGTTCTTGGTGATGAAATACTGGAAGCGAATGTGGTAAATGTTGAACTGCCAGAATACTTTCTCATCTGTGCAGATACCGTATATCCAGTTAAATCTAATGCAGAATCATTGTCATTAGACTCTAATGTAAAAGTTTGGGAAAAATCAGAACCAGAATTGATGACTAAATTACTAACGTATACTGCTGCCATCTATCTTTTTTATCTCTACATCTTATTTATAGTTGCCAAAACTTCTTGTTGCCTTAAATATAATTTGCAATAAAGTTTCGAAAAATTTTTTAATTCATCAAAACTCAGTTCATCAATAAATCTGGAATGTTTTTCGTATTCGAATAATTTACTTACACTTTCTAATTTAATTTCATTTGGATCCATTTAACAACTCTCTCAATAAAGATTTAATTTCATCAATATCTTGCTTAATCATATCCAATTCCTTTTTTTGAGATTCTCTATTATTAATTATATTGAGATATTGATTATATGCCAGAGAATCGCAATTAATGATAGCACCACTATTTTCATCTCTATAAAGATTCGTGTGTCCCTTTACTCTAATCATCTTACTGCAATTGTTCTAAGTTCTTTGATTCTTGGTGGATATGCCTGATTAGTTCCGGACATTACGATTTTAATGACATATCCATTAAACAACCCAAGATTATCGGCAGTAAATTCATATTCTTTGAATTGATTATCTAAACTGGAACTCACAAAAGAATCAGGTTTTCCATTATTTAGAGAGGGATCAACTACCGAAAGTCCTGATGGTGTAGATATAAGATTATCATACCCTGGGAATAATTCAAATGATTGTTCAACTTCAGAAGAATCTGGTCTGAATAAACTGTATAAAACTCTAAAATCAGCAGATTCGTGACGATATGCGGATAAAATAACTTTAAGAGAAGTTGCGGGATTCACCAAATTTACTGCCCTTGAAACATACACTACTGCGTGTGGATCATCCAATATGGAATTAGATCTTCCATCTAATGCATAATCAGAAACTGGACTATTCAAACGACTGGAAATAAACTCAGTAAATGCAGTATCTAAGAATATTATAGGTGATAAATTAGAATCAGTTGTGCTTAAGGTTATTCCTGTGGTAAATGATTTATTTCTAGGTAAATTATTAAGATATTCAGTTTCATTTTCTTTGGAACATACGAGTCTCACACTCCTCAGAGTATTCAATGCATTCAACTGAATTGGTTCAATTTCATTAGATAAGAATGAAGTTTCATTTCCACTTACACTTGTTCCAGAAACTGTTCTAATGAAAGCCGAAACTGATGTAGAAGATCCTGGAGTAATGAGATCGTATGTTGGTACTATAGAACTATAAAGAATATTTTCACTTGCTAGAACTTTAGAACCTCCTAATGTTGATTCTGAAGTAAATTGCAGTTGTGGTGCATTTGCAGCATTTCCATCAATAAATCCATCAGTACCTCTATTTGCTCCATTTGCGGTTCTATCAATTTCCAAATAATATCCATCCAATCCGATGTCTAGATCACTAATGTCGTGAGTCTTATTAATTCTTCTCAACGAAACGCCATTCAATTCGTACTTGTACATTAAACTATTTACATCATGATTAATCGAAATAGTAGAATCAATACCTCTGGTAATAGTTCCTAAGAATCCACTACCAATAGTCTCATATCTAATTATTTCATTTCCAATTTTCACATATCCAGGATTGATTGCACTTACAGAAACTCCCTCAAAAGTTCCAAAGTTTGAAGTATCTCCAACGGCAATTGTTGTTGATGTAGAAGTTATTGACGAAGTAATTACAACTGGTGCGGTACTAGATTCTGCGCCATAAATTCTAAGTTTATTTGTATTTCCATACATTCCATGATCAAAATGGTCTACTCTTAAATAATTTCCAGAATATTGATTAGTTGAAGGTGTAAAAGGAGATCTAATTATAGTGCTTGCAAGAGAAACTATTGTATTAGAATTATTATAGTAACTTAATCCGGCACCAACTGTAAAAGTATCCCCCTGAATATTTCCCAAATAGAGTGTATCCAATCCTGTAATTGACGAAATTGTAATTCTCGCATCACGCCCACGAACCGAAGTTCCGGTTCCTACTGTAGAAGTCACAATACCAACAACATCTCCTACCGCATATCCATTTCCGGGACTTACAGTTGTTATTCCAGTAATTGTTCCATTAGTGGCGGTAATACTTAAAACAAGACCAGAACCATTTCCAGTAATATTATAGGTGCTTACATTGGCATCTGTAACATAATTACTTCCCCCAGTGGCCAATCCTACTGCGGATACAGAACTTCCAGTCCCAATTATATATCCATAGACATAAGGTTGTGATCCAGCAACCTTTCTACCGTTACTTAAGTCTGCTATTAATGATGAATTTGTTGTTGTGGTAATTCCCAACGAACCAGTTCTTGGTAATGTTGTTAGTGGATTGTTTCCTAATCTCTGAACATATCCATTACTTTCATCTAATGTTGGATTATAGAAAAATGCTGTTCCTGGTTGATTTTCAATAAATTGTGCTTTATAAAGTTTAAATTTAAGGTCTTGATATTGATTTGCTGTCCATATAGATCCATTTTGAGATTTGAACAAACTTCCCATCGCAAATTGCTTTGAGTAAGTTACTGCATTAACATCTGGAAGATCTTTAGTATTTACAGTTTTTTCTCCCATAATCGCAGTCCACATCTCATATTGATCACTATTTTCTGAAATAATTACAATCGCATATTCTCTACCAGGTGGAAGATAAATTGGTTCATCAAAAGTAACTTTAGTAGCAATGGAAGCATCTGAAGAAACACCCACTTGATTTGGCCTCAATGTAACTGAATTGCCGATAACAATCCTAGTGGGTGTTCCCAGTTCCATAGTTCTTATTTCAACTTTTACCGTAGCATTTCCACTATCTTTTTTCGCAAAGAATAAATCAACAGCAGTTAAAAATGCACCATTAGAATCATCGGTTGCTAATCCTTCTCTAGAAGAATCAGGAGCTTCTATATTTCCACCAACAACAAAAGATTGTGCGAGAGGATCAACGAATCTTTGAATCGTTGTTCTTGTATGGGTGTTTATTGTTGTTTGTGATGTTGTTGTATTTGTTGTAAGATTAGTGACTGTTTTTGTTGTTAGATTTCTAGTAGTTGCCGTAACAGTATTTTCCCACTGTTCAAGTGTTCCATCGGAATTGAAGTTTGTTTCGGCAAATGAAGTATCAGAACTTCCTGGGAGACCAGGATCATTCGTTGAACTTGAACTCAACTTAAATGTTTTAGTTCCGGTAGAAATTCTTACAGTTGGAGTTGGAATTGTATTTGGATCTCTTAAAAAGAATGTTCCGATTAAATCACCAAAATTATCAGAAATGAGTCTTAAATCACTTACAGTTGCCACGGCACGACTGGTCTGACCCACCAATTGCATACCCTTAAGTAAATATCCTGAATACTTTCCTTGAGCCTCTTCTGATAGTGAAACAGTATCGACATTCAAAACTGTTGATGATTGACTATATCCAGATGCTATAGATTCAGTTCTAATATATGGGTTAATTGTATATGTCGTGGATGGTGCGTTATATGGACCATACTTATGATTTGGTGTTGCAACTCTGAATGAAATTAAATTTGCACCGCCAAATGTTCCAATAACCGTTTCTCCAACTGCAAATGCTCCGGATGTATTTGTTATCTCTATCAATTTAGGGATGAAATCGACTCCACTATTCCCATCAAGGAATTGGTAAAATTGCGTAGATGGTTTGATATTGGATACAGAAAATTGAATATTTCTGGACCTCATAAATGATTCACTAGATGATGATATCAATACATTTCTTATTGTTGTATCAGTATTACTTACTGTATCAAAACTTTCAGTTGTAGAAGTTGCAGAAGTAGTATTTGTAGCAGTTGATGAAGTTTGAGTTTGGTCACTACCAACAGTTATAGTAAAATTACCTTGTTCAAAAATATCAGGAAGATTAACTGTGTCGCTTGTTTCAGTATTAATTGGTGTCAGAGTAACGGAAACATTACTAGTTAAATTGTTGGTAAGAGTTCTACTGGAATTTAATGTTACACTGATATTTTTATCAGGAAGTTGAACTGTTCTAACCCAATTGTCAATTTCAGGACTTAATTTAATATCTCCACTATAAACAATCACATTAAATGGATTTACATTTTCTACTGTCGTTGCAAATGCCTGTTCTATCCACCCAATAGAGTCGTACTTTAAAGTTACTGCTTTTCCTGTTTTTACGACATTTGGATCTAGTAACTTAAAATTTTCCGAAAAATCTAAATTTTCATCAGTAGTTGCAGACTCAGGTGCAATCTGTGATTTAAGTGAATTTCTACTAGTAACTGGTGTTATTTCATTTGTAGATGTATTAACTCTAATGGAGGATAATCCTCTGTTAATAAACGAATAATTTTTAAAATCATCTACAAAAAATCCACTCTTAAATCTATTATTGCCATCAGAATCTTGAATTTGTAAAGTTTGAGTATTTACTTCAAGTAAAGATAATGAAGTAACTCTCTCTAAGTTTTCCACTCTATCTTCAATTAAACCAATATCCCTCATTGTATATCTTCTATTATCCTTTAATGTCACTACTGCATTTGCTGGATTGTAAAGATATGGTGGTAGTTTTATGGTTGCAATTTCCATTACGGCATCATTTTTATCTGGTGCCTTAGGAGTGTTGGAAGATATTCCTTTTTCTAGAATAAAGTTTTTATTCTTATCGAGATATAGTTTATCAATTCTTGCTAAGTAATAATCATAACCAAGTAATGAACTTTCATTTGGTGATAAAATGCGTGTGGGATTCAAAGATCGTGAAGAAAAATCAAATGGTGAAGAACTATCTGAGGTAAAAATTGGAACTCTTGGTCTGAAATCTAAAGTATCCGATGCCCTTATGGATTTTGGTCCAATGAAAGGAATATCGTGCGTAAATCTTTCTTTATTGTAACTTAATACAGTAAATACATCACCACTATCATTAGAAGGAACTGAATAGTAATCAAATACGACCAAAAGTTGTTTTGATGGTTCTGTAGAGTTTTTATTCCTAACAATTTTAGAATAGTCATAGTATTGATCTTTCTGCCCTTTGTCAAGTCTATATGAATTTGTAATATCCTTATATTTTCCTGGAATTATGGATTCAATTTCTGTAGTAATATTTGATTCTTCAAATATTACTGTTTCTGAATTTATAAATCTTTCCGAATTTAAATATACTATACCGAGAACATTTGTTGATATATTTGAAACAACTCTTGCAATAGATTTACTGTTACTTCCTAAGATATTTTCACCAATAATAGCATTGGTTGATACATTAGCACTGGCACCAAATTGTACTTGATCCAAGGTAGGTGCAGAAGAATCAAATGACTCATAAACTGAAATAATTTTTACTACATCTGGGTAATTTAGCGATATTTCATCATCTTGAACTCTCAGTCCATAAAATTGATTATAAGTAAGACCGTCTCCAATTGAAGAACTAATACCGGTTCCTGATTGTGGATACTTTGATCTTGCTACATTTAAAGTTTGACTTCTATTATATGTTTTTACTTTGCTTTGGATTCCATTTTTAACTAGTGTAGCATTTACAACAATACTTGACTGTGAAGGAGATAAACCACTAATAGTTACGGTATTTCCACTTAAAACAAACTGATCCGAAGTTACAGTGCCAATACCGCCTCCACTGTAGTGTACCGAATATCTTTCTTCATCAAACGACTCAAAAAATACACTAGAAATTCCACTAATTGCTGAAGTATTAAATTGTAATACTCCATTAGAATCTGTAGTTTCTCCTGTTATTTGTTCAGAAATTGTTAATAATGAATCTGAAAGATTTACTGAAGAAACATTAGGATTTGGTAATTGTGCATATAGGAATCCAGAATTCTCATTTCTTATTATTGGTGCTCCAATAAAAATATTATTATAAGTCCCATTGGTAACTGCACCAGAGTATACTCCAGAAACACTAGGGGATACTGCTGCAATAGTTAATGATGTGCCGTCAGTAGAAACTGCCGTTACTCTATTAAATGATTCGTCTCCAGTAGTGGTTTGATATCTAATAATTGAACCAACTTTTACGCCAGTGAAAAATTTTCCAGGACTTACTACAGTATTTCCCCCACTAATAGTTACCTGAGTCACACTATTTGGAAGTCTAAATTTTTCTAGAAGGCAATCGGCAGTAAAATCTACAGAAAGTCCAGATACTGCAGTTGTTTGTTTTACTGATTTAATATCTTCAGTTGAATATGCGGTTACAGTTTTAATGGTTCTTGGAAAATCAATACCATTGATGATTAGTTGTTCTCCAACTGAAAATGTTCCGGAAGTTTGTCTCAGATTGATTGTATCAGATGCTCCACCAGCAGCGACTGCATATCCACTGGCACCACTACTTTTCCCCTTTACGAAGGATGTTGCAGGTAATTCTGTATTTGATATTGTAGAGTTTAAAACAAGAGTTGTATAAGTTTGGATGTCATAAAGGTATAGATTCCAATTAGTAGTATCATTACTATAGGCAGCATCAGTTAAACTAAAATTATATACTCTGGCATTACCAATTATAGTTCCAGTAGAATTAAGTTGATTGTATAAATCTATTGTAAGTTTTTGTTTTGGTACTCCAGATACATTATTTACTATAATATTATTTCCCATCTCGAAGGGAACATTTGCATTTTGAACAGACGCAGTATCTCTAGGTTTATCAACATCAATAATTGTTGTTGAAATTTTTTCTATATCATATCCCCGAACATAAGCCTTTCCTGGAGATATTTTCAAACACATCAAGTCTTCTGATGGTGTGTTTTTTTGTTCTGTGGTTTCAGTATTGAAAAATAAACCATTATTACCCAATCTATCATTTAAAGAATTGTTTACCGATAAATTAAAAGGTTCAACTGTATAATCACCAGATTCATCATAAGTTCTTTCTGCCATATAATCTTTAATTATATTATATTGACTTTTTTGTTCAATTATTTTAATTTTTCCATTTTCAACTCTCAAAAGTTCAACAAAATCAGTATCATTAAGGTCCGATATTAATTTTTTCGTTAGCGTTAAATTAATCTTAAATCTGTCTGCTCCAGGTGCTGCATAGTTTGTAAATCCCTTAGATGGATCATATAATGAACTGTCGTCCCCAGCACTGAGAATTAATTCGTCAATTTTTAATCCAACTCTATATGAAGGTGTATTTGTATAATTATCTAAAATTATGGTTTGTTTGGATACATTAACAAAATAACCTCTAATGAAATAAACACCATCACCAATAGATGCAGAAGAACCTACAGATGTTGCATTTAACGATATTAGTGATGCAAATGGAGTTCCTGCATTAATGGTAGTATTGCCATAAGTTATATTTTCTTCTGCAATTAATGATTCTCCATCTTCAAATGGATTAAACTGAAAATTATTATCAGAATCCAAATATTTTACATATATTGTTAAATCTTCTACATTTCCACCATCGGGGAGAGAAACAAATTGAATTATTGCCGTTGTTCCTGATATTTGCCCTACTATTTTTTTACCGATAAAATTATTAATATAAAGAGAAATATCAACTCCAAAATTAGTTGGATTGAGTTTTACGGAATTAAAATTTCCATCGTAGGCAATATTTCCGGGGATAACTACTGACCCATCTTTAAATATATGACTTCCGAAAGATTTTACCTGATCCTGTAAGATAGATTGAAGAGTTGTTAATTCTCTTGCCTGTACTGGATATCCTGGTTTAAACAAGACTTTATAAAAATTCTTTTCAGAATCAAAGTCATCATAATATGGACTGATGTTTAAATCTGTTTTCTGTGTCATTTTTTTTTAGAATTCCAGGATAATTTTAATGTCTTCTTTTTGTCTAATGTCTCTTGTTACCAGGGGTCTGTTATCAATATAAATTATATCTCCTGTCTTTTTATTTATCTCAGGATTTGCAAGACCTGCTGTAAAAGTTACTCCTAAATCTATAACTTTACCTCCAACTGTAACTTTATTTGTTGGGGTGGGAGTCCCGAAAGTACTAGCAATAGATACTGTAAATGGAAATGATCCAGTTGAAATAATTGATCCTCCAGTAGATTCGAAATTATAAACTCTAGAGTGATCTGTACGATCAGTTTGATCTAAACTATTTCCAAAATATAAAGATCTATCTTGAAAATATTTTAAGACTTTAGTTTCACTATCATATGATGCAATATAACCTCTTGCAGTTCCATTAGTCACAGTTTGGGTAATTTCTTCTCCGATACCAGGATTGTCATCAAACTCAGGATCTAATTTAATTGCTCCTAAAGATGAATATTGATTTTCTGTAAAAATAACAGTATCTGAAGAAAAAGTAGTTGGATTCTTTATAATTCCAACTTGAGAAAATTTGGTATCTGTTGGAAAATCTTTTGTTGAGTCATCAAATCTGGCATATACCAATACTTTATCTGTTCCTAATTCTGTGTAAATGTCATAACCGTGTCCTTTTGACGGTGGAATGATTGGTATTAGTTTAGCGGCGGATCCAGATGGTATATTTGACCCACGAAGAGGTCCCAAGTCAACGATTCCCCAAGTGTACCCATAACCACCCGCAACCACTTGAGTTTCGGTAATTTTTCCACTAACTGCAGTGATATATACTCTACCTCCAAATCCATCACCTATAATATCAACAGGACCGGATTTATAAATATCAGTCCCCTCATTTTCAATATATACTTTTTTAATTTGATTTGGATTTGTAGGCCCAGAATCTCCATTTTCTCTTACACTTATAATTTGAGAATCTGTTGAAGTTGCCCAATCGTTAGGAACAACAACATATTCTGTCGAATCAAACTTTATAATATCACTGGGGGAAACTGAAAATAGGTATTTCCAAATATATCCATCCCCACTTGTTCCTGCCGCTGAAGGTTCTAAATCTGTAAATGTGGGTTCATCTTGTGATTTACCACCCTTCAAATTAGTTCCAGAAGAACCATTATCTATACAAATATAAACTCTAAAATCACTATTAATTACATAATAATTTGAATCGTATAATCTACTTGAGTTTGAATTTGGTGTTGGATTCTGAATACTATAATCGTGCCTATACATCTCATAGGATGTATTAGAAGTCCAAGTAACTTTTCTTATAAGTCTTCTAATATTACTAGATGTAATTTTTTTACCAAATAAAGATGTGTCTCTGTAATGACTTAAATATTCTAAATTATCTGTTGGACTTGGGATATTAGTATTCCAATTAGTAGTTCTTCCGAATCCAATTTGTGCCGGATTATCTAAACCCAAGAAAACATAGTAAGAATCGTTGCCGCCAGTTACAGAATCTATAAAATTGCTTGCATTTAATATTCTAAATTGATCAGTTACTATTGCCGCCATATTAATATTTTTTTTTAAGTATTTATAAAAGTTTTGGAAGTGCTCCAGTTTGTCTAATTCCAATTCCTCTTCGTTGAATAGTTGCAAAGGTTGTTAATCCAACATCCACAGTATTTCCGGTTACTCCTATTGAAATTGGAGAACTTGATCTACTAAATCCAGACATTCTTCCCCAAGAGTATTTACCAACAGGATTTGATGTACTTCCGATAGATACTAATCCAACAGTAGATGTAGTTGATAGTATATTACAAGTAATAATTCCAACAGTATCACTAGACGAGAACTGATGAACATAGTAAATATTATCTACAAAAGTTGTTCCAATTCCAACTATCGAAAAATCTGAAGTATCAATAGAAGTTACTCCGTTTCCAACTCTTGTATCAAAGATATAAATTGGATATCCAACTTGCAATCCGCTAAATCCAACTGGTCCTTTTAAATAAAATGTAAGTGCTAATGGATTTCCTCCACTACCAGATGTGGTTGCAATTCCTGTAATAATTCCAGAGAATCCGTTAACGTTAATTAACGTAATATTTGTAATATTTTCATATATTGGATCTGGAAGTGGAACAATAACTTCTGGTGGTCTCCCAACACTGTAACCCAATCCGGGATTTATAATTGTAATTGGAGTTGTTAGAGATCCTGTAGCAGAGACTGCAATAGTTGCGGTTGCAGTAGACCCAATACCAATACCACCCATAGGCAATGAAGTCAAAATGCCAACTGTTGATGGTGCAGCAATCTTAACAGTAACTGATGCTCCAGTGTATCCACTTCCGGGGTTAGTAATTGATAGAGATTGAATTGTCCCTGCAATAGAAACTATTGCAGTTACTCCAGCAGATACTGGATCAGCAACTCCAGAAAAAATTAAAGCATCAAATTTTTCTGGTGCTATTAAATCATAATTAAAGAATTCTGCGTTGTCTACAAATATTTCATCAGATGTCGTTGAAAAATCTTTTATAATTTTAGCAGTTGGATAAATTAAAGACTCAATAGAATCTCTAGTTTTGTAAACATCTTCTCCGTTAATTTTCCTATCAACTTTTTGTTTAGTCCAACTCAATGGTTTATTATTTTCGGAATCAACTCCTTGATTTGAATATAAATTAGTCTCAAACTTATCAGAGAATGATAAATCAAATATTGTCCTCTTATCTTGTGTGATTGTTCCGGAAATTGAATTATTCTTAAGAACCTGTACGGTATCACCTCTTTTTAGAGTTTCATTAATTGTATCATTTACATCAACATCATCACCATCAGTACCCTTATAGAAGAAAATTGCAACATTATCCTCAGGTCTTGGAGCAGTTGTAAATACAAAACTAGTTCCACCTTCAAATTCATATGCAACTCCAGGATCCTGAATTACTCCATTTATAACAATTAGTAGTGCATTTGCAAGATTTACCTGAGAACCTTCCAGAGATTCAAAACTTAATAATTCATTATTATAGAATAATGGGAATCTTGTTCTTACTCCATCCTGATAATTTTTTATCGAATCTATATAATCAAACTCCCCAAACTGCCAAGCGGCAAAGGAATCTGAAAATGTATCAACTACTGTCAACTGGAACTCTGATAATGGAGATGCCAATCCTTTAGCAGTCACTAATCCAACTGGTTTAAATACATCTCCTCTTCTGAATGAGTAACCTTGTCTAGAAATACTAAATCTAGAAACTTCAAAATATGTTGATCCTATTCCAGTTGTAGAACTTGCACCAACTTCAACGTTGAGTAAAAGACCTATTCCAGTAGATGTTGTTGTTCCAACTCCTAATCTGGATACGCCGGTTACGCTTAAATTTTCATAAGATGGTTCTGATACGAATACTTTAGGATTTGTGTATCCAGTTCCGCCTGCACCAACAGTAAAGGAAAGTGTTCCTCCTGCTCCAACTGATGCAGTTATGATTGCAGTATCTCCAATATGACCACTTTGATATACTGAAACTCCTATTGAAACAATACCATTATATCCAGAACCAAGATTATCAGTAGTTCCCAGTCCAACAGATACTATACTGCCTCCAGCACCAACTACGGCAGTTACTGCTGCTCCTACAAGAGGTGCATATCCAAGACCAGTAGAAGAACCCAACGAAATGATTATTCCTCCCCTAGGGGTTTGATTTTGATTTACATCAAACTCTGACGTAATAATTGTGCCAGTACCAGAAGATGTAATGCCAGAGAATACTACGCTAGATATTCCAGAAACAGTATTTTCAATAATACTAAAATTATTTTTTGGGTTATTGAGAGTTGTTGGAGTTTGGAAAACGCCATTGATAAACAAAATTCCATTTCCTCCAGTAGTTCCTAGTCCTACAGTGTTTGCACCACCTACAGTTAATGTAAAAGTTCTACCAATACCTGTAAACTGACTTGAAATATCGTCATATAGTTGATTTGATGTATAATCATTTCTCAAGAAAACTCTTCCCGTGAAATCGGAAGTTTCAAAAGTCAAATTACTAGAGTCTCTAATTATTTGTGGATTTCCTCTCGGAGATTCGGCAAAGAAAATATTACTATCAACAATATTATAAGATCCTTTATAAATTCTTACTGAAGTAGAATCTGTATGAGTTGTTGCCGATGACCCAACAAATCCTCTAGTCACTTCAACTAAATTAATATTTCCGCTATTTGTAATTGGTCCAACATTAGTGGTCCCCAATCCAACATTAATTATCCCCATATATTCATTATCAATTTTTAGAATATCTTTTGGTATAATTGTAGATATTCCACTCAAAGCAAAGATTGACGATCCTGCACTTATTTGTCCACCATTACCAAGCAAAGTGTATGATATTGGAGTGAATATTAATGGATATTGAACTACATTATCAATAGTAATTAATGACTTTTCAAGTTTTTTATCCATTTCCAGTTGATGTGCATTGCCACTACCATATGAAGTAAATGTAACTCCAATTCCTAGTGCAGCATAATCCTTTCTTGTGGATAATTTAAATGTATTATCCGATAATTTGATAACATAAACATCAGATGGAAGTATTGTAGTTACAACACCTACAGAATTCAGAGTTGATCCAATTCCAACGGCACTGGCGCCAACTCCAATAAATGTTGATTTTGGTGTGTAGATAAGTTCTTCTAAATCACTAAAGAAGTGATTTTGTATATTAAATACTCCTGTTGATTGATTTAAAATTGTTGAATCTGTAGGATTAAATGTTTTTGCGAAAATTTGAATTCCATTAGAAGTTAAGTTAAAATCACTTCTATTGATTCTCAGACCATTAATTGCATTATATACTTTAATATCGATAGATTCTTCTACACTTCCATAACTTAAAATTGGGGGAGTATTTTGTGTATCTAAATCTGTGTACAAGCACTGGTTAAATGCTAAAATATTTACTTCCGAAGTTACCGATGGTTCTGGATAAAATTTTAGTATAAAATTACTACCAGAATATTCTCCACCAAAAGTTCCAATTCCATTTGTGCTTCCAACAGATAGAAAAGGTGCCTGTTGGACATAAATATTAGTTTCATCCTGTACCAACATAATTTGATGGAGGGCACTTGTGGATCCAACACTAACTTCTACCAAAGATTTAACTGCATTAAAATTGGATTTATCCAATGATATGATAGTTGACGCAGAAGAAACTGTAGATGAATAAGTCGATTGATATACTGCACTTCTTTCATTTCCTGGTATTTGCCCTGGAGATATAAATCTATATGCACCAGTTCCTACAGATGTTGTTCCAAACCCAACAATCTTTGATCTAATATCTACCGAATTTGATGAATTATTAATATAGTTTAATGATAAAATTCCGGAAGGAGAAATACTTGCCGTGAATATTCCTATATTATTTCCGGAATAATAATTACTTGAAAATTCCGAATCAAAATAATATTCTGAGATATAAGTATCATCGATTATAGTACTAAAATTGACGACAGTGCCAACACCAATTATGCTTGATGATGTAGATGCAGTGCCAATTTGAACAAATGTAGATCCAATGGCAACAATTGGTCTGTTAGTAATTGCAACTCCAACCACACTTATAGAACTCACACCAACTATAAGTCCAGTTGTATCAGAAACAAAAATTACAGTTGATCCAATTCCAACAGTTGAATTAATTGTCGTAGACAATAAGTTTACATATTCTTTATGATTCAAATAAACTTCGGCAAAGTTCATCTGATTTGTTACTGAATCAATAATCTGAATATTGGAATATAGTGAAGAAAATTTATTTGCCTGTACGGATATAATTGAAGTTTGTATTCCAGATGCCGCAGTTCTATTTGAACCGGTTAAATTGATGAATCCAATAGAAGTTGTTCCAATTCCCGGTGAACTAGAATTAAAATTACTATTAATTAGTTTAACATCATAATCAATATCGAATGGATTATTTGGAATAAATCTTAAATAATTGATATCATCTGCATCATCTTCAACTAATAAAAATTCTCCGATAGGTTCTCCCGAAATATGGGTAAGTCCTACTCCAGTATTAACTAGCGTTGACTTTTCCGCTAAAAATGAATTATTTCCATCATTCAATAAAACTAATTCCGTTAATTGAATTTGTGTATTATCGAGACTGGAAACCCGGACTAATATATTATCATAAGATGACCCAGAATTTAATTCCAATAAATTAATAGATTCACTTGGATTTCCATCGGCATCTGAAAATTGACGATTTATGTTATCTATTTTTAAAACTACATTACTTCTACACTCAATGTAATCGGTTAATTTTTTATTTTTTAATTTTAAAAATTTTGAAGAAGATCCAACTACATCAATATCCTTTACTAAATCAAAATCATAAATTGTATCTACTCTGTTTTCTTCTATTATATCATAAAGTATAGTTGTAAAATTCTCCGAGGTTGTAATTCCAGAATTCGCAGTTGATGTAATTCCCGTGTCCGCAAAATTTTTCAATCCACTTGTATGAACTAAACTATTAACTGGTGTTCTTAATTCTTGATATGTAATTGGACTCTTTACTGTATAAGAAAGATTTTGATAGTAGTCATTATCAGGAATTACTTGATTATCTTGATCTAATTTACCAATATCATTCGACCATCCAATATTTTTTTCAACTGAATAATCGACCTTAAATCTACCAGATCCAGATTCAATTTTATCTATTGTTGCTATATTTCCGGAGTCTTTCCCTACAATAATTTCTCCAACAGACAACTCATAGGTTCCGGATACTTTAATAAATGAATTTTCAATTGAAGAAATTTTCAAATCTCTTTCAATATTGTTTGAAATGAGTTTTTCTCCAACAATAAACTGAGATGGAATTTTAGATACATTAAATGTAGGATAATCAGTACTTTTTACAATATTACCAACAGAATCCTGAATTGTTTTTGCTATTCCTGTGTTTGTAGTTAACCCGGAAATATTAATTGTTACCGAATCAAGGACTCCTGCAGTATTAATACTACTAATTTTAAAAAATTCATATCCATAGTCTTCTGAATTGAATCCAGTCCCTTCAGTGCTAAATTTTTGAATTCCTTCTACGAATACCTTATCACCAACACTAAAGGGATAAGGAACAAAGGTAGAGAACCCTAAGGTTGGTGTTGTTATGAAGCAAGTAAAAATTCCACTCGAAGAAGATTGAACTTGTTGAATACTAATTCCATTAGTATTATTAGTGGTGAATAATTGAACTGATGTTTCGGGAAGACCTTTCGGTTGTTGTATAATACTTACAGAGTCGATAGAATTTCCTGATAATTTTGCTTCTAATATTCCACTATCAATTTTTTCGCCAGTATCAGAATTTACAATTATTACTGATGGAGAATCAGTATATCCCCTTCCACCATCAGTAACCGTGATAATTCCAATTGTATTGGAGTTTTTAATTGTAACTAGTGGAGATATTGATGCAGTTGGTTGTAAAGTTTTATCCGAAGAATATTCAAATCCTTCATTAATTATTCTTACTTCCTTTACATTACCTATAGATGTTGATTTTGCGGTAATATAAGCATCTTTTCCACTGATAGAATTAGATCCTATGAATGTCGGAAGTTTTTTATATCCAGATCCACCAGAAATGATATTAATTCTATCAATAGGACCTTTTGCTGATAGTGAAGTTGTAGTATATTTTAATTTATCACATTCATTTTGAGTATATGTTAATTTTTCTGGTTTTTTAGATAAAGAAACAGTAAATGTTGTTGCTCCTACACCAGAAATTGTATAATTAGAATTGTATACACTATTAGTAAATAATATTTCAGAATAATTATTCACTTCTGTGTCGGAAGTGCTAATATATCCGGATTTTTCTAAATTATAATATAACTGAGTGGGTAAATCATCACTATAATTAATTGTTAGGGAAGCATTAGTGGAGACTCCAACAGTTCCTATGCCAGATAGTGTAAATAATCCCGAAGACGGAGTTGAAACAAACTCATTATTATAATTTTGATCATAATAAAGTTTAAATTTATATCCCGCTAAAGAATTATCTGATAAATTGAATACAAGGTTATTATTTTTAATTGATTCAATTTGGGGATTTATTAATGAAATACTTTGACTTGAACCACCAGTTCCGGCAATACTTACTGTTGTTGGGGGAATGGTTTTAGAGTCTAGATATGTTTCAGAAAGTTTTATTGTATTATCATTAACTCGGTAAACATAATAAAGTCCAGTTGATAATCCAGATGCAACTACATTAGATGAATATAGAATTTTATCTCCGGTTTTTAAGTTATGTGAATTAATTGAAATAGTATTTGTTGATGTGTTAATTCCGGTTGAACTAAATCCAATTGGATTAATTAAAATATTACCAGTTATTGTATCTCTCTTAACATAAACTGAAGTTGAAGTTCCAATTCCTACAGAAAGATTTGGTTTGATACTTAAACTAATAACATCTCCACTGGAAAGTTCGTGAGAAGTCGATACTGAAACGGTAGACTTAACTCTTTCAACTCTTCCGATTATTTGTGGATATACACTTTCGAATGAATACTTGTCATTATTATCACCATTAGTAATAAAAAACACCTCAGAAGAGTTAAGAGTAGTTTTTATTCCAATAGTATTAATATTCTTATCAGTTACATATACATTTTGAGGCAAATCAAATTGAGTTCCTGTTGGTGAAGTTGAAATTGAGATATTTGCTAAACCATTTCTTGAAAATATTACTTGCTGATTATTTGTAAATGGATGATTCTCAATATAAATTCCCTGTGTTGGAACAATTCTGGTAATATTAGAGTCTCCAAATTCAAATGTTAGTTTATTTGTAATTCCGGGAGTAGTACCAATTCCTACTGATTGTACTGGATTAAAAAACACCTTATTATTTACATTAGACTCAAAGTAATCTATTTTTTGTGAAATAATAAATGAATCTGGAATAAAGTTTATTTGAGTAGTTGCTGTATGAGATACTCCAGTAGATCCTCTTTGTACTTTAAGTATATTAAGGTTTTTATATACTTCAAGCACCGATAGTGTTTCACTGCCTATTCTAATACTACTTCCCACGGATACCGTTGTTGGAAGTTGAGTAATGTAAATCTCAGTTGTAAATCCAGATGTTGATGATGGAATATCCTTAAGAACATTTGAATAATAGGAAGATACTCCAATCTTGTATGAATTATTTAATTTAGACAGGTTGGTTGAAAATCCAGAAATTGCAACAAAATCATTATTTGATAGATTATGATGTGGTTTAATAGTGACTTCTACTTCTCCTTCACCTTTATAAGTAAAAATAGAATTTTCGTAAGTTTCTACTGAAGTGTCTATCTTTACAATATCCTTTCCTTCTATTGAAGAAACTCTTGCAATTAATCCACCTCCAAAAGTATTAGTATCATCAAAATTTAAAACATCATTAACTTTATAATCAGATCCAGAATTAATAATATCAAAAGAACTTACAAATCCTTGGGATACTGATTCAACAATTGACTCTTGTGTTGTAATTTCATTAGTCTCTATTATAAAATCATTTTTTGCATAATTATCGGATAC